CTTGGCGTAAATTAGGAATTTGTCTATACATTTCTTCCCAGAAAGTATCCTTTTCGTGCCATTTGTTATTAAATTCTTTGCGGTCCCATTGCATTTGCTGTTTTACATTTTCATCTTGCAAAACCGGAATTAACTTTTTATGGTCAGCAACCCATTTACTTGAATCGTGAGGACTGCACATTACGCACTTAATATTGCAAGTATGTCCTAAACGTAAATCTAAGTATTTTAAATTTTCTGGTACGGTTCCGTCTTCTTTTGTCTGACGTACTAGTTCGGGAATGTCTACGCCATCTTCCATCCAGGTATAGCTTTCCCAAACACGCTTACTAGCAACGCCTTTGGATTCTTCTTCGAAACATTTGCGACAACTAGCAGGAATTTTTCCATCTAACATTGTTGTACGTACACTTCGCATGTATTCATTATTCCAGGCTTCCATTGGTGTCTCTCGACCAAAATTTGCCGGTTTGCCGTTTTCCATTTTAACTAGGCCAACTTCGTGATCACTGCCTGCACCACTAGCATTGGCACTACAGCACAGGCGCATATCTCCGTTTGGTCTTGTAGCAAAGTGTATCCAAGGTAGGACACAAAATGTCTTGCTGCCACTTTCTTGTGCAATTGCGTCTTGGTATTTTTTAAGATTAGACATTTTTGAATCCCGTAACTTTTATAAATTGATCTTTAGGTTTAGCAATTTTTTTATTTTTTCCGCAAGTTTTAGCACAAGTAATCAAACGATTTTGTGCCCAATATGCGTCCCAAACATTTTGCCACCCTTTTGAATTAATAATGTCTTTTATGCTTTTTTCTAGCGCATAATTATTACCTATTTCTTGCATAAGATCATTATATTGTTCTAACATTTTCTTTCTAACAGGTGCGGTTATATCATTAGGTTCACTATAATTGTATGGTGTACTAGCTAAGAAACAGCAAGGAAAAACTTGTTTATACGCATCGATATAAATTTCCTTGGTATGCCTTACATAACAATCTATTTCTACGTCTTTAAGAACATCTTTATAATTTTTCACCATATCGCTTGAGATATAAGACAATCTACTATCTGTTGGAGGTTCTAAAAAGTACTCAGTTTCACCTGATTTGCCATACACTGCAAACTGTGGCTGTCCTATAAAACGACTACTATTTTTTTCAGTAAATAACGAAAATCCTAAAGCTTCTGCACGGGATCTTGCTTCGTCAACTTGATGTTCGTTATGCTTAAATTTTAAAAAACACCATTCGGCTCTTCCGCCGGCTTCTATAAAAGATTTAGCATTTTGTATAACTGTTTCATATTTTGTACCTATTCTATACAAATGATGAGTATCTTCTAGACCGTCTATAGCAAAGATTACATTATGCGTTGGAGGCAATGCTTTCGCAAGATCTTCCCACCACTGCTTACTTCTTGCGCCACCATTAGTATGTATTCTAATATTTAATTTAGGATTTATAGATGTGCTATAACTACACATGTCAATTAGATCATTATTAATAATAGGATCACCAAAATTTCCGCAGAAATAAAATCCTTTTAACTGTTGTAATACTTCTTCATTTAGTATACTTTTAAAGTCGTTTACAGTCCAATCTTTATTCTTAATAAATGGATTTTCTAAGCCGCCGTGTACATTACGACTGCACATAGGACAGCTCGCTTGACAGCGATTTGTAATTTCTAAATGAATATTTTCTAATTGCTGAAATGTGAACATATACTATATTTATTGAGCACTAGTCAGCCTATGGAGTTATCTGGTAGTTTAACTACTAAATACACACAATGAAGTATATAGGCAACATAAAAAATAATACATGGACAGATCAAGTTGTATCCAAAGTGCTTTCAACTAAAGGAATACTACGGCCTAAACAAGGCGGAATACCCGAAGGCGACGAAGGACGCAGAGAATGGCAAAGAGCAATAGACGCAGGGTACGATGTTAATGCTGTCTACTTTCAAATGTTTACTCAGGACAACTTGGATATAACTGTTCCAAATATTTCAACGTGCGGAAGATCACAACATTGGTGGATTACTAAAATGATGCCTGGACAGTTCATGCCGATGCACGTTGATCCGCACACGCTACAACAAGAAAATGCAGATAGATTCTGGATACCATTACAGGACTGGCAACCAGGACATATTTTCATGTATGAGAATTATGTTACAACTGATTATACAAAAGGCGACATATTTCAGTACGAAAATAGTGCTGCATTACACGGAGCAGCTAATATTGGATCTGTACCTAGGGTAGTATTGCAGGTTACTTTACATGATTAAGTGTTCTTTTTCTTTCCTATAATCATAAAGCGAGTATACTTAGGTGTATCAAAAGTTCCACGCCAGTAAGGTTTAATTTTACTCATGCGCATAAAATCATCTAAGTCGGTAGAACATCTTACATGCTCATCTAACTCAAAATAATTATTACTCTGTATTACAAACAATGCATCGTCTGGCTGATTGCTTAGCCATTGATCATATTGTTCTTGTGTAACATGTTCGCAGCTTGTGTTAATTACAATATCTGCAGGTTCTGTGTATGTACACATATCTGCTGTTACTGCTTCGAAACGTCCTGACATTTCATAATTCTTGTTAACTGTATTTGCAGTTTCCTCACATGCAGGATCAATGTCTACACTTGTAATATGTTCTATACTCATCTTGCTATTGAATAGAATACTAGCAAGAACACCATTCCATCCACCATATATTGCAATGCGAGCATTGTCATTTATATAATGTAAATGCAAGGTGTCGGCCAACCAAATCTTTGAATTAACTTGCCCTTTCCAAAAACTTTCAAGTGTGCGGTATCGATCGTCGCTGTTACGTATTGCATCCATCCAAAATAATACGTCTTGTATATCTACTTTCATAGTTTCCTCTTTGGTAGTTTACTATCTGCACTGCTAACACAGCTAGGAGTAATGCACTTTGCTGGTGCTTTAAACAGCTCAAATCCGCCGTCTAACGTGCCTAAAGGCTGGTCGTGACAACTGTAGCTACGTTTTACTTCATTACCTCTTATGACGCATCCTTGATAGCCTGCATTACAAGTCCATCCTTCAAATTTATTAAATCCGAATGCGTTAAATCGTTCTGCTTGGTCTAATTCGTATTCGTTTCCAACTTTATCATAAAGAGAAATTTGTGCAATCTGTTCTCCTTTCCATTGTTGTGAAAAACCTTGTTGCATTTTCAAGATTTGATCTTGTGTATATCCGTTAACTACAAAAGATGCTGTTGGGTCAGATTGTGGTTTTAGAGTAACATTTATGCCTCGAGCAGCAAATCTTTCTAATCTTCCGTAAAGCTCTTCAAATATCTCCGGAACCATTACTTGATTAATTGTAACATAAACACCCGATTTCATTAGCTGAAGGCATTTGTCTCCAAACTCTTTTTCATTTGCAAATTCTGCATGGTAGCTGGCCGTAATGCTTCTACGTTGCAATTTACTTGTCGAATCCAACCACCGATTCCACCATTTACTACCCGGGCTTAGATTAGTAGTCATGTGTATGCTTTGATATTCGGGTGCTGTATCACTACAGTAATGATCTATGATCTCCCCAAAGTACTTATATGCTGTTGGCTCACCTCCACTAAAACTAAAGTGAAAGTCAGTGAAGTTATTTGCTCGAGCCTGTGCCTTGATACTATCAAGTGTGTTTAAGTACAATTCTAAATCTTGGTGGTCAGGGGTACTAGATCTTGCGTATGGCCAGCAATATGAGCAGTTATAATTACAAAATCTAGCCAGGATCCACGAAACCGTAAAAAGATGGCTCTTTAGGAGGGTCTTTTGGCCAAACTCGGTAATGTTATCCCAGGGTATGTTTTGAAAATTGTTCATGCAACCATTCGAAGTCGTTTATTAAGAAAATATCATTGCTGCTAGAAAGGCCAAACTCACGACCAGTCCTAGCGCCGGCCAACGCAAATTTACCAAAGTCTCTATCCAATCCCACGGTTGTCCAAGTTTTGAGTCTTTCATTTGTTTCGTCCTCGTTTTGTCTATCAATTGTTTTACTTGCTAGTTTAGCACATTCTCTAAATGCACTTTTCCATGTATTAAATGGATCAGTGTTAAATGCAGTTATGTTTGCAACTTCTGGTACTGCTTTAAAATACTTGGATATGCTAGTTGTCATGTCGGGCTTACTAGTATCCATGTTTAAAGTTAAATTCTTTGGGAGTAATTTCACACCACCATAGCCATACACTAGATCATTGATAGGATTCTTGCTGCGCCAAACATGAACTGTTTCTAAATCGTATTCGTCAACTTTATAACCAAAGTCAAAACTATCCAATATTTCAGCATCTGCATCAACTACCCAAAACATTTTAGTAAAACATTTTTTAGCGGCTGCTATGTGTGCTTGGTGTATTCCTTTTACGCCATCTACACGCTTTGCTCTTGGAAATCTATCTTTTAGAGCTTGCCAGTTAGATTCTGCATTAGGTTCATTATAAGAAATAAAGACGATATCATACATTGTTATATTATAACTTGTTTTAGGTTATTTGTCAATCATGTAATCCTTGAGGGTAAAGTTTGTTCCTAGCATATAGTCTGTGCTAGCTTTAGAGTCGTTACTCCAAACTAATACTTCAGGATCCTCGTATAGAAAATCACAGTTCTTACAATAGTCTATGCTGTCAAAGTCTTCCATTTCGTGTGCTTTACGTAATTCATTATACTTGTCACCATACCAAATATCTTCAATAGTTTGATTTTGCACATGACCTAGTACACTTTTACTTTCGTTAGGAGGACCCATTGTTTGACAACACGGTGTTACTGCTCCTTTTAGTCCATTAACGCCGCCGCTTCTAATTGTTATTTCAGGTGCAAATGGTCGACCACATGTTCTACGCTTTTTAGGATCTCTTACATACAATGGCTGATAGTTTCCACTCCAATTATGCATTTTCCAAATGTATCCTATGCTACCTGTAGGACCTATGAAGTTATTAATATATTGATCTACTTCATATTCTATTTGATTGTTGTCTAAAATAAGGTGATAACTAGAGATTGCACAATCGCTGTTAGACTGCTTGATGTATTCTTTAGCCTTTATTACATTTGTTTTTAACAAATCAAAGTTGTCTACAGCCATCCATTCTTTATACGTTTCTTTATTGTATCCAATGCAACTAAAGCGAGCAAAGCTTAATCCAGCATCGATACAGTCTTGCATAAAGTGGCCACTAAAGAAACTGCCGTTGCTATACATGAAACTAGGCAACCCTCGTTTTGTGCATTCTTGGATGTACAGTGGTAAGTCCTTTGCCATTGTGGGTTCCCCGCTGCCTTCTAGGTTAATAACAGGTTTGCCAGGCAGCTGGTCTAGAATATTAATAAACATATCTAGAGGCATTTTGCGAGTCCATTCAGAACCCCTGCCTATAGTCTGCGGACACATTTGACATTTGTAATTACAACCGCCAAATACTTCTACAACTGCTCTTTCTAGTTCAGGTACTTTGCTCATTGTCCCCACTTATTCCATATTTCAGTTAATAGCTTTATATATGCGGCATCCATATGTCTAAAATCATATTCTATCTTGCGATTATTAAATTCTATGCTGTAAAAGTCAGTATACTCTTTAAAAAAATCCTGTGCTTCGTTATAAGGCAAATTTTGTATACGGCCTACTGGAGCATATCCTAGTGCAAGCTGTTCGTCGTTTGGGTCGACGCCTTTACTCTCTAGCCAAGATGTAAATTTTTCGTCTGTTGGTAAATCATATCCTGTTCCAAAGTAACAGTTAAATTCTCCGCTTATCACCCTGTGTTCTGATATTCCATCTTGTTCAACTACATCATCGTTATCAAGGTATGCTTCGTACCATGTCTTACCAGTTTGTGCATAGTGCAAGTATACTAAACCGTCGTCAATTTCTTTTACAAATTCTTTTTTAAATTTAGGATCCAGTTCAATACGTTCTTGTATTCCTAAAAGATTATAATAAAAATATCCGTTAACGTAACCGTCATCCTTGATAGCATCAGTTTCGTACCAAGCTTCTAGTTCATGGCAACAATGATTAAGATAGCAAATAGCTAGTCGTGTAGCGCCGTTTGCATTTGCAAGTACACTGCCTGGATTCCAAAGTTGTCCTTGTGAAACTTCGAAATGGTGATGCAACACATTTAGTAAATCTTGATCGCAACTGTATCTTAATGGTCCGAAATTTTCTAGTATTTTATAGTCTGTATGGTAATTAATTGTTGCAATACTTCTATCTAAGTCATCACAGATATGTTCTACAGTCCTATAATTGTTATGAAAACCTAAAAGACTAAAATTTTTCTGAAAGATCTTTTTATTATGTGTTTCTAACAAACGGTCAAACTGGTTTAACCAGACGCTGGCTAATTCTGTGTCATCTGGTTTTATGTAAACATATTTTACATCATTATTTGTGTTTCTAAATCCAAGCTCTATCATTGAATCCCTTTATAATTTGCTCTGCATGTGCTCGTTGTGACTTAATACCGGGATGCATCTTATCTCTTGCACATTTATCATCGATATTGGGGAACGGTTTAATAGTATTATCTGGTAACATTTCTTTGCAGAATGCATTTGTGGGATGATCCCAAGAGCTAAACAATATTTTAATACCTTTATACTTTGCAATATCATATATCCAATTTATGTTAGACAACGCTCGTGTTATATAAAAGTCATCATCCATGGATGTTAAAACTTTACAAAGTTTTTTATAGCCCGAGTGAGGATAAGCAGGTATTAGATTAATCATATCCCCTAGTTCTCCGGTGTGTAATTGTCTATGCCAGGCAGGAAGTGTTATCATTGCATAGTCTAAATCAATTAACGAATTTACAGCACTAAATGTCCTTGCTACACGTTCTATGCCTGCGCCTCCTGAACCAAAATTCAATGGATTAAGGTCAAGACGTTTTGCAACAATATTCGTATGCAGATTTAACGACTCAATACCTTCGCCTGCTGTAAAACTACAACCAAAGAATCCAATACGCTTTCGTGTATTGTCAAAGTTCCAAATATCTCTAAAATTATATTCATTAATTGTGTAATACCAGGGATCTTTATCCCATGTTTTTTCTTCTCCGCCTTGCATTATTTTAACTCGATAAGGTCCAGAAGATGTTGACAGTCTTTTTTCAAATAGATCAAATTGTAATGCACCAAACGGTCTTAGATCTTCCAGACATGTTACTTTACAAGGTGCAGATTTTGCATACTGTTTAAGAATCTGATGAGAGATATTACTCATTGCGTAACTCCGGGTTTAGAGAGAACACATCAGTATTTCGAATATCGTCAATTTGCTTCGATTTCCACTTGAACTGTTTCCAAAGATGGCTGTTGTCTGCTTGATACATAAAATCTATCATGCCTTGCCAACCATGAAACGGTATTCCAGTATCTGCTTCTATTTTTTACCGTACTTGGTTATTTTTTCAGCTGCTTGTTCTTTGAGCAATGGTGGCAGAACTGTGATGCTATAGTAATCTGGAGTGAACAACGGATTAATATGGAATCGATCTACCCAATAGTTTTCCATATAGAAGCCACGTCTAGGATGCACACTTTCTAGTGGCATTAGATCGTTTTTATGCAGTTCTTCGTGAAGCTCTGTGATTCTAAAAATGTTAAGAATGCTAACTGTAGGATGGAACCAGTAGTCTACTGCACCGCTTTCTCTTATCTTTTTTAAGTTTTCAAGCGTGGATGCCCATTTACCTTTATACCTAATGTGTTCAAATGCATCGCCTTCGCCGTCAATACTAAGACTTAGGTGTACATAATTAAATTTCTTCCAATATTCTAGTACATTTTGCTTTGCTGTACCTAGAGTAGTACCGTTAGTACTGTATCTAAGATCAACATCAAACTTTTCCTTTTCTACTAACATATCTAATATACGCCAATGCTCTGGCATAATCAAAGGTTCGCCACCTGCAAAGTGTATTTCGCTCATTGCATCTAGATTATATTCAATGTCACCCCAAAATTTGCTTGCTTCTTTAAGGTCGATAAGACGTGTTTCACTATATTTGTCAGCACCAGGGTGCAACTTCTGAAAATCTTTACTCCACTGTGTACTAAACAATGGACTGCAAGTTGTACAAGCAAGATTACAATAATTACTAAAGCGAAAATCCCAATACTTTAGCTGTAGCTCTGGAATAGTTCCATCTTCTTCTGTACGAGCAATTAAATCTTTTGTATCGTCAAACCATTTACTGTTTAATCCAGTTCTCATAGTGTTCATATTATGGCTTTGTTTTGAAACACAGCGTTCGCATGCACTAGGAAGTGGTTTTCCGTCCAGCATATCTTTACGCATTTTCTTTGCACGGTCGCTGTTAACAACTTCTATGAGATGTTGTTCTTTTACGTTACCAAAACTGTTTTCGTTGCGTAAAGGAGTCTGACAGCAAGCAAACGCTCTACCGTCATTGATGACGTGTAAGTGCATCCAAGGAGCAACACAAAAGTTTTCAGAATTCTTTAAGTCATCATTCATACATCATCTCTCTAAATAGTTGTTGAAACTTACGCTCGTTCTTTTTCTCGTAAAATTTTTCTTTATTCTTTGCCATAAATGGTACAGTTTCGTTTATTCGATCTTGCAGTTCTTGTTTATCAAAATTAATTATTCGTTCTATATTGTCACAAATTGCTTCTGCTCGTTTAGTAGTGCTGGAGATCTTGTCATAATATTGATCAATAAGTAAAGTAGGAGCAAAATAACCTTCATTGCTTATGTGTCCCATAGTATTTACACAACCCATAACCATGAAAGGGTGTCCTTTGGCTATTTGTCTCCAGGTTCCCATTCTAGGAGCAATAACATTGGTCTCATCTAGATAATGCTTATCGAAGGGAGGAATAAACGGCTCACTTACAATGTTAATTAAGCTGTTTTCATAAACACTTTTATCGACAGCCAATGGCGTTTTTTTAATTTGTCGGATATCAAAGTCTATTTTACTAACTGTCTTTTCTAATAGCTTTAATATCCCAGTCTTTTCTTGAATATAAGCTTCGCCTTTTGATTTATCTACAATTCTAAAATCATTAGGGTTTATATTAAATTGTTCTTCTGCTACGTTATAACTAAAAATACCGTAATTTTTTAATTTTCTGTAAATTATTTCGGCTATAAGTGTATGGTCATGCAGTCTAGTTGATCCACAAAACGCTGTAAACGTATATTTTGGGTTCCAATTGTTTATGTCAAAATTTTCTCTATCATACTGTTCTGCTGATACAGGACAAGAGTGTGTATCTTTAAATACCCAGTACCAATCTTCGAGACCGTATCGACTTTTATAAGCAATTTGGGTGTGTATTTGCCACCAGTCTATTCCGAAAACATTATTGTTATCGAATAGTTTTTTATATGATTCGTTTAAATCTCCTAGTACTATAAAAATTTGTTGTCTTTTTACTCCATGTCCAGCAAGTTCATCTAATCGTACTCTTAGTTTCCAAAGATATTTGTATCCTAAAGTTAGCCAAGGAGCAAATATCAATAGTTTCATTTTGCCCTTAGCTATTTTAGATATTGTTTTAGATGAAATAAACTCTGTGAATGATGTATCCCAGTTTAATCCATTATTAAGTTCTAGAGGATAAAATAAATTTTTTGCTGTTTCTTTTCCAGAAAATAAATTTATGTCTAATTTTAATGCTTTCATTGCATTATAAAATGCAGTATGTCTTAAAACCGGAGTGTTTACTTTAGATGCATACGGAATTCTTTTAAAGTCATTACTAAATGTGTAAGAAGAAACTCCATTAGGAATTGGAGTCTCATCAATTATACGATCATAATAGAGATTAATCGTAGGACGCAAGAGGATCATCGATATTCCTTGGGTCTGGTTTTAGTATCCAGCCTTCTTTTTCTGCAAGTTCCTCAATTTCTGTGTCTGTATCAGGAATACTATCCATCCAATCTGTTAAGATCTTAGGAAAAACGTAGATGCTTTTATTTCTACGAACATCGTACTGCTGATAAAATGTTTTAAAGTCTCTCCACAATGTAATCGGGTTGCTTGTTCTCCTATGAGGAGCATCAACTGTGACAAGATAATCAATCAAACGTTCAATGCTTGCACGTTCAAATTCGTGCCACCCTTCTTTGTGCTTATTTTCTTCCCACCATGTACTAAGATTTGCATGACAATGGTCTTTAATATGATTAGGAAGTGCTAGAGGGCTTTGAAAACTAGGAAAACGCAAAAGATTTACACTAACAGTAGGTGTCCTACTGTTTGTCATTTCTTTCAGCTTATAAATTTCATCAAGAAAATCTGTAATTGTAAACAAGCATAGGCTATTAATTGTCATCATAACATTAACGCCATTACAATTTCCCTCGTTTAACAATCTCTTGATATTTTTAAGCCACATATCGTAGTCAAGACCGTCACGGATATATTCTGCTTGTGTTCCTGTTGCTTCACAACTGGTATACAAATCAAAATGCTTCATTCCCTGTGTCTTTTCTATAAGCTTATCGATAATACTGTCTTTGGCAATTAGATTACTATTGATTGCAAAACGCATATCTGTATCTTGCTCATTAAACCAATCGAACAGCTTCCAGGTATTTCCGCTCATCAACGGCTCTCCACCTGTTACTCTCAGTTCTTCTAGGCTATCAGACAGGCCATTATCCCACCATTTCCAAAACGCCCGAATGTAAGGATTATCTTCGTCGTTCTTGTAAGGCTGTGTCCACGAACCGTCTTGCTGAAATGCACCTGCTCCGTCACTTACAAGATTTTCATACGCACCGTTATTTTTAATATCTTTAGCCCAGGTTGTACTAAAGCTGGCATTACAGTAAGAACATGCTAAATTACAAGTTCTATCAAATGCAATTTCAAATGTTTTTAAACCTACATTAGCGTGTGAGTCTAGATCATATGCACGTTGCAGTTCCTCATCTGAATATATAATGCTTTTAAACGTCCTGTCACTTACAGCATCTTTGCTCATATCTTCCATTTTCCAGCAATATTCACACTCACGCGGACGCTCACCGTTCTGCATCATACGACGCATTTCTTTTTTATGCTTAGTATTATGAATAGCAGTGTAATCTGCTTCTACTTCAGCAATAGGAATTTTATGTGCAGGCGGGTGATGACAACTAGCAGTAGTACCGCTTCCTAACCAGGTTGTAGCATTAAACCACTTTGCACCACAAAAGCTCTTACTTTTGCTGTCTAGAACTCTATCTCTATACTGCTGTAGATTTTCTTCAGGCTTCTTTGGCATTCCATTCCTCTAATAAATGTTCGTATCTTAAAAATACATCGGAGAAGTCTTTACCTCTCCGACGGTCATATGCTTGTATGTATCTTACAAAGTCTTGTCTATGCTCTGTTGCGGTTTCTTCAGTACGCAAGTATTCACAAAACCTCTGTATCTGATCAAACTCTTCTAGATATATTCTTGCGTATTTCTCTTTAGAATAGTACTTTAACCAACTCTTGCACAGTTCTTCAATTGTTGTTGCAAACTTTTCTCTATCCTCTTTGTCTAACAAAGAACACTGTAAGTGCGGTGGCCATCTCATAATGTTTATGCTTAATGGAATTCTGTTAACTTCAAAGCTCTTGTTAAATTCTACTCTAAACTCCATAACAGTCATAATAAAATCAACAAATGTTGGTAGGCTTAGAATATTGATCGTAGTCATAATTGCTACATTGGCATTTGTTTCGTTGAGAATTTTACCTACTGTTTTAATCCAATATAGATAATTTAGACCATCTCTTGCATATTCAGCCTGCTCGCCTGTGCTTTCGAGACTTGTATAGACATCTACTTTAACACCTACTTTTTCCAGTGCATTGATCTTTTCAATCAGGCGATTAATTAACTTTTCTTCTACACATGCATTAGTATTAATTGCAACATCTAAACCTTTGCGTGGATTTTCAATTAGGTAATCTAGCAGCTTCCAGGTATCTTTTGACATTGTAGGTTCGCCGCCTGTGATACGTAGTACTTTTAGATGCGGCAATGCATCCGGAAACCATTTCCAAAATGCGTCTACATAAGGATTATAATCTCTATTCTTGTAAGGCATTTTGCCTGTCTTTTCTAAATAGTCTAAATGATGAGCACCGTGCTTAGTAGGATAAGCACCGTGCATTTTAATATCTTCCATCCATTTACTACTAATTTCAGGTGAACAGTATGCACATGCAAAATTACATGCATTCGAGAAACTGACTTCTAAATAACTAGGATAAACATTATCGTTAGCATTGCTAGACGCTATTTCATTAAATCTATCCCATGCCCAGGTGTCCGAAGTCTTATAGTGTCTATCTGAAAAATATGTTTTATCTAAGTCTTCGATCTTCCAACAATAGTTACATTCACTAGGGCGTTCGCCCTTTAGCATTTTAGCACGTTGTTCTTTTTTAAACTTACTGTTATGCAGTGCTGCTGGGTCTGCTTCTACTTCCTCAAGAGGAATCTTGTGGGGTGCAGGATGGTGACAACTATGATTGTATCCGTTCTGTAAATATAATGTAGTTTGTAACCATTTAGCCGTACAGAAACTACAACTTACGTTGTTAATTTTTTCACGTTTATCTTCTAATATTTTTATGCGTTCTTCGTTACTCATCGAGACCTAATAATCCTTGGTGTGTTTTGATATACAGTTTTGAAGAATTTGCTTTGTCCGGCACTTAACGGCGCAACATCAATATCAACTTGTGTTCCTTTGAGAATTTCTAGTCCAAGCCTTTCACACTCGTCGTATATTTCATGTTCGCTGTTTATGTTAGCACGAACTTCTTGCTCCCAAAATGTGTTCAACCATTCAAAGTCACGTACATTTGAATAGTCCCAGTCTGTGCAGTTTGTCATATAGCAGCCTTGACGAGCTCCTAAGATACTCCACATGCCATTATCTACATCAGCACCAACTTGACTCCAGATAAGCAATCTATGATAGTTTTGCCACCATACTTTACTTAAATCATTTACTCGTGCCCCGCGATCTAGACTCATTTTAACGCCTTCACGAAAACCGGCACGCCAGGCTTGCCAAGGTGTTGCATTAGTGTGCGATACGCTATAGTTCTCGTTAAACTGATAATATCTATCATCAAAGCAGAATTCAACTTTTCCGCGTTCATCGCCTTCTTCACTGTTTTCATGCGTCTTCATGTTATGCACAAATTTACGTGTCCACATCTTAAGACCGCCGTTGCCGTACATTAGTCCGTTAACATGAATTTTACCGCACCAACTAAACACATGATCAGATGTTAATCCTAGCTCGTCAATATCCACTACAACATTTAAAAAATCTTGATCTACAATGTTATCAGCATCAACAGTAATAAAATATTCTGTTTCCGAAATGTCTGCACAAGCTTTGTGCGCAGCATCGCTGCCTTTGACTCCGTGAACACGTTTAGCCCATGGTATCTTTTGTACTAGATCTGCATAGTTTTTTTCTGCGTTTGGTTCGTCGTAACTAAGGAAGACGATATCTTGGTCTACTACTGCAATTTTACTCATTCGGCCTCCTGAATATGAAAGTAGTTTTCGAATACTTTACCACAGTATAAACTCACATTGGGGTCAAGAGCAACCTTTTTATCTACATCTTCTAATTCATACGAATCAGTATACAGTATTTTATAAAACGGTAAATTAATAAATTCTAATAGAACGTTTGGATTGTCTTTTTTACAAATATAAATTAGCTGATTTTTATCTTTATAATAAAGAGTGCTTGTTAAGATATCTCGCAATTCTTTAGACAATTCAATTGTCCATTTTCCTTGTTTTAAGTTTTGTCTTACAACAAATGCACTGTCGGTATTAATTGTTTTTACTTTAGGAAATTGATGTATACTTTTATCTACATCAAATTCTGTAAGGTCTTTATGTTTAAATTTTATTTCATATTTTACTTTAGAATCAGTAGACGGCACCACAATATAGTCATCCATCTTTTTACGTTCTTCAGCAAATTCGATCATTGTTTCTCTATCAATTTCGATATAAGGCGTAGAGGTATCTAACTCATTTGTTAGCTTCCAGATAACTCCAGTCTCTTCTCTAAAATTAAGATAAAAGTGTTTTTCCATTTTCTAATTTCTCAATAATTTCTTCAGTAAGGAATTCGTCTTCTACATAATGTAGTACTCTTGTCTGAGCGTAATTACCTAAAAACAGTATTCCTTCGTCTGTAAAATACTTTCCAATAACCTTTGTCCATTTGTCTGGTACATTATACCAACCCTGTATTCTAGGTTTCATGTGCGTAAACGTAATAAAGCTATTAGGATCGGTGATGTCTTTTTCGTTCCCTAATATTTTGCTTGCAATAGCAGCACAAAGATCTATACTACACCAATTTTGATAATTTTCTTTTGCATACTTAGAATAAAATAGTGCCCAATTGTTTACTATTACTTCTAATAGATTATAAAACTCTTTTGCAGTATCGCCTTTTTTAAAGTAGTGCATTGCGCTATATAGATTAGGCAAGTCGTTTGAAACAAATGTCTTTCTATAAAACGTCTTTGTAACTAATTCGTCTCTGTATGTTCTAACATTGCTTACAAAGAATAGTTCTCGCTTGCCAAGTTCTTCCCACCAATGTGTAATGTCAGAAGTTATAAACATGTCAGCTTCTAGTACAACAGTTTCGTCATACGGACTAGCATGATATACTTTCCAACGATTTTCAATTTTCCAGTCGCTGTCTTCGGCACTGTCTGACCACGGAATAGGAATAATCTGATCGAATACTGATTGCCATTCTTCTGGGACTACATCATTAGTGATAATGCTGATCTTTTGATCTTTGTTAAACATGTGCAAACTGCATGCTAGAGCATATGCTTGTTTTATGTAATCTGTTTTGCCGTTATTCTGTGCAAGTAAACAAAATCCTTTATTCATTAGCAAGCACCTCCGATATTGCACGATCTAGACTAAACTTGTTCATGACATGTATATTGACGTCTTTAGCAGTACCTATATGATAGTGTCCTTCCCAATTCTTTTTATCTAATAAGAATGTGTAATTTTCATCATCTATTTTTATTAATACATCAGAATCGCTAGTAAACCATAACCTACCAGGCAACACTTTAGGCCAGTTTGTTCTTTGGAATCCGTTTATAATATGAATAGCTATACTAAAAGCAAAATCGTTTCTAAATGTTCTTCTTGGTATTTGATATATGAGTCTGTAGTAACTCCAATTTTCCTTAATATGAGAAACTAGGTCAAAGAAAAACTTCATACCTTCTGTCTTTTTAAAATAAAAAACCGTTGCCCAATACATGTCAACACTACGATCACTTATTTTATTAAATCTATATTCATCTGGTCTGTCCATATTAAGGTCAGTTATATGTCTATAGATTAGAAATTCTTGATCTGTATCAAACGCATTGAGTAAAATGTTATTACCTATAATAAAATCGGTATCCATTACAATAGTTTCTTCAAATGGCGTAATATCATATGCTGTGCTTCTATTATGGTTGCGCCATTCTAGATCTCTATTGCTCATTGTACCGTCACGATAGGTTCTCTTTTGAGCACAATCGTACCATTCTTGTGTGATAACGTGTTCGATATATTTTTTATAATAAGGATACTTTTGTTCTAGATAATCAGGATTATCCGTAGCAAGTGCTACAGGCAATCCTAAATGTTTTTTTATTTTTTTTGCACAGAAAATTGCTTGTTTAATGTAATCGACAGAATGATTGTTTTGTGCAAATAGCAAGATGCCTTTGCTCATAAATCAACTAGACCTTTCACTGTTCTATTCTTTTTTATTTCGTTGTACTTGTCAAGGTACTCATAGGAAGTAGTAAAGTAGATATTTAAGATGTCATCTAGGAACTTTTGCAAGTCTTCTACTTCAACAGGAGTATCGTTGTCGTCAATCAATACTGCACCTGTTTGATCGCCTTGTAGTAATGTGTGACAGAATGTAATAAGATCTCTATTTACAGAAAATTTTCCGCCGTTAAGATAGTGTACACAGTTTTCTAAGAATTGCTCTCTAATAATTCTACGCTGATTGTTAAGTGTAACCATGTAGTTAGAAAAATCAAGAGCTCTTTCTAATCGTTCATCCATATTAGTCTCCGAGTATTTTATATAGTATATACTCGTTTTACTAAAATGTCAATGGTTAACTGAATCTTAAATCTGTAATTACTGCTGGAATAGGTTGTAAAATATTAACGTTAGCATTCGGACGTTTTAAGTCAAGACCAGCTGTCATACTACCGCCGCTATCTAGTACAGGCTCGTCTATAGCAGGGCCAATACCTGTCCGATCGCCCGAATCATTATCTGCAAATTCTAAAAGGAATGTAACAGTATTAAACATTACGTTTCTTTTCGCATACACAGCCCAGTAGTTTTCGGCATATTCGGTTTGACTACCGTTCTTTTGGAAGATAATTTGATAACCAGTAGTTAACTGTCTTGAACCTAGAGCACTGTCAATACCTCCAGATTGGTCAACGTTTGTGTTTCCGTCTCTAGCGCGGCCAGTTCCTGTAACAGTAGTAGCGTTTTTTCCAAATACTACTTGTCCTGTGTTTCCTAGCATTGTTCCCCAGTCAGTATCTTTAGCTGTTGAACCACTAAGTTGTGCGCTAATTCTAATTTCGCCGCCAGCATTAAAAAAATGACGCATATGGTCTGCACCTGAAGCAGTTATTACGTTTCCGGCTGTGTCTGTTGTTTCGTATCCGCCCTGAAATGTTACAGCATATTCTGCTACAATTGCCTGAACTTGGCCGGCGCCGCCCCATTCTGTAAATCTCGGAGCGTTTGATAAAAATGATCTAGTAGTTGTTAGTTCAAAATTTCCTGTTCCTATTAGGTTAGCATTAGTTTCAATCGTATTGACTGCTGAAAACCAATCATTTACGCCTTGTTGTGCATCTGGAGAGTTTATACTAAACGTATCTCCGCTTATTCGTGTGACGCTAGGACCGCTTGCTTCTGCTCCAATAATATTTCCAGCAGTTACAGTATCCGGAACAGCATTATTGTTAGATTGATGCTGTGAACAGGTGTTAACATCAGTGCGTAGCTGATTCCAATGATCGTTATCAATGTCGTTGGCAGTATTAACACCTTTTAGATTTTCAAATGAAGTTACACGTTGACCATAGCCAGTTGCTCCTGAACCGTTACCTAAAACAGCACCTACTCGTTCTAAGAGTCCAGTAAGGTCTTCATTTTGAACTATTGAACCGGTTGTAACGGCCATAGATTAGTCTCCTTCAGACAAGTTTGATTGTGTGCTATAGGAAGGAGATGGAACTGATACATAGGATCCAGTTGGACGAAGCTGTTTCACAACACTAGTGATTGTACCTCTAACTAGTTCGTCGTCATTTGGATCGCCTTCGTCTAGGTCATAAAACTCAATGCTAAACTGAATTGCTCTATCACTAGTCTCTCTTGCATAGATAAAGTAACGATTTTCTGCATAGTAATCAGCTTGACCTCTACGTTCAAATATTTCTTGATAGCTTGCAGAAAGGTCGTAATTTCCGATGGGTTGTAATGAACCTGCCGAACCTGTTTTTTCAGTAGTATTTGCTTTAAACTTAATAGTACCCATATTAGTTAAAATGGTGTTCCAGTCTTGACCTTTAGCAGTGTTATCGCCTTCGATTTGACCGCTCATTTGAATTTCGCCGCCAGCGTTGAAAAAAGCACGTCTATGGTCTGCATTAGTAAATGTTACAGTAAAACTATGTATAATGGTGCCGTTCCAAGCAGCAAATCTAGTGCTTGTAGTTGCAGTTTCTAAAGTTACTTGAGTGCCGTCTACTATACCTTTATTAGCTTCAAGTATATCAACTACAGATACGTACTGATTAAATCCTTTCTGCACGTCTCCTGCAATATTAGTTGCACCGATTTTATCAGAAGTTTGTATTTCTGCAAGTGCAGATAACCCACCAGTTTGATGTACTTGGACTCTATTGATGTCTGTTCTCAATAATTCCATGTGTTCAGCAGTTACAGTATCTTCTGCACCTACAGGAGCACTTACAAGATCTTGGCCGTATCCGGTGTCGCTGAAACCGGTGCCCAATAATGTACCTACTCTATTTTGTAAGGCATTATAGTTTGCCGCTGTGATCAATGATCCTGGATTTACCGCCATCTCTATTCCTATTATATGCTACTATTATTTATACCTTGAGTACGCACTCAACTAATTTTTCTTCCGGAGCGTTGTTTGTTTCTAGTGCTACACCCACTAAGTGAACACCGGTTGCGCTGCCGCAGCCTAAACCAGTAGCATATACAGGGCCGCCCTTTTTAATAGGTCCTACTACACGCACAGGAACACGGCCTTTAAGACCTATTGCTTGTCCGTCACAATCTACATTCATCAAATATGCAGGTTCTAATGAAATTACACCGATCGGAATGCCTGTATCGCCACAGGCTTCTGCTTCATGCTCGTCGTGCTCACAAATCATCATTATAGTACCTACAGCATATTCTTTATCTGTAGTATATTTTTCTGCAAGGTCAGCATAAAGAGCTTCAGTTGCAACACCTCTAAAGAAGTTAGCAAATAGATCACCATTGGAATCCCTTACTGCAATTGTATTAGCAGTTGCACTAGATGATGGATATCTTGCATTTGCTAAGGGATTATCAGGATCATATGATCCTACATTAATTGCACTTGCAATACTTGCTAGACCATTTACATTTTCTGCGTAAATTTCTGGCCATTTATAATCTTCTGTACCTAACGAAACCGGTGCTACTACTGGTGTAGTTGTTTCTGTTCCAATAACAAACCCTGGAATAACCGCTGACGAAAGTATTCTTACAGGGTTGAGAATGGTACCTAGGTTATTTTTTGCACGAAACTCTATTTGTGTTCCGTTTTCGTTTGCAATAACTGCTTTATTATCTAGTTCTATTTTAAGTTTAAGGTCACCGTCGTCGCCAACTTGTAAACCTGTATCGCTAAATCTAGCAAGACCTGCAAAGTTTGCACTTGTATTTTTAACATAAGCACTTGCAGGCTCACCACCTAATTTTTCAGCGTTTGTAGCAGTACCTGTAAATCTCCAGTCACCTGAACTTACGCCGCCGCCGCTGTTAAGGGTATTTTTTAATGTTACACCTTGTCTAATTCTGTCAAAACCCGGGATATTGGAATCAACATCTGCTGTATCAATTGTGAAATCTTGGCCGCTAACTGCAAATACAACTTCGTCATTTACTACTGCCGTAATAATGCCGCGACTTGTTCCACTTGTATCACGAACAGAACGACTTACAATTTGTGTTTGGCCTGAACCTGCACCTTGCGGTCCGATAAGTACAAAATCGCCGCCATTGTATGTATAAAGTTGCTCGTTGTCGCTGTCCCACCAAAGATCGCCTATCTTAAGGCCGGTTGGAACCGAAGCACTTACTTCTGCACCGCCGGTAGTTCTCCACTGACTGCCGTCATAAAATTTAAGTTTACTGTTACCAGTATCGAACCAAAGCTGACCTCTGATCTTTCTCGGTGGTTCACTTTGCCCTGCAAAATTTTCTAATAAGAAAACAAAGTTTTCGTTTTGAATCTCACCGTACCCTGCGTAGTTTTTACCTACCAGTTTTAGATCAGTTGTCTGATCAATAGTACCGTCTTCAATTCTCCAACTTCTACTATTGCTATATGTATCTATTGTATAAGCCATTATTTAATCCCTGTTGCGACATAGTATTTATCAGCTTTTATTAAAGTTCTGTTGTTCGTACCCATTGCCAAGTTGCTCCGTTAACTATAAACTCCATAAATGCCCTTGCAGGCACTAGGTTAGCTTCACCGTCTACTGGTGAAAATGCCACATCCTGTAAAACTGATTCAAGCTGCGGTGTTGTGCTATCATCAGGGTCAACATAAACGCTTACGAAACTTTTATCTACTCCTGTACTAACATCGATTCCTGTTACAGTTGTATTTGAGTACGAAATTGCAATAATATTAGCAACTGTGCCGTTAGTTTTAGATGCTGCCGGCACTACAGTATTTAATAATGCAATTACATCAGTGTAAGGGCCATCTAGTGCAAAATCTGAGTTAGGGTTGCTAAGACCAGTAGTGTCAAGAGTTAGTACAACCGGTTGTGAACTTATCTGTGTATCTACATAATTTTTATTTGCAACGTCTACATCTATTTGAGGATCTAGTACTCCTGTAATTCTTTGACTGTTAACTGTGATAATACCGTCTGAACTAATAAACAAAGGGTCTGATGAACTAATTGTAGATCCGTCAAGGTTAATATTATCTACTTGCAGAGCTTGTAAGGTGCCTATTCTTATAAGGCCTTCTGCATACAGCACTGAATCGTCAATCCTGTTAGACGATAGTTTAGTAACATTATCAATTTTATAACTTCTGCCGCTTACTAAATCAAAGTCTTCTGTCGAGGTCCAACATCCTGTTTCAAACTCCCATAGTAAACTTTTATCATTTCCTGTAGCTTTGATTACTATACCAGCACCGTCTACTTCTGCGTCTGTTAACAGTGTGCTATCTGAAGTAAGTGCTAGTTCAATTGTTTTGTCTTGAACTCTCAACGATGTTACATCTAAATAAGTTGTATCACCCGTTACAGTCAGACTACCTTCTACTTCTAGGTCTCCAGTAAATCTGCCATCGCCAGTAACATCTAGTGTTGTACTAGGCGCAGCATTGAACAAACCAATACGTTGTCTAGAGCTATCGATATAGATTGCATTATCGAACGTATTTCCTCGACGTGTTCTTATAGCAAAGTCTCTGTCAGATCTTTGTGTTTCTAGTACTGTTATAAGCCCAGTATCAACTTTTACATTTAAGTAAACAGTGTCACTAACACCAACACTTAATCCGTTTGCATTTCTTATAGACAGCGTACCAGTTGTACTAGTATTTCTGTCTGTCTTCATAAAGTTTGCTTCAGTAAACTGTTCTTGTGAATCAGATATTAGTGCTCTAGAACTTTGTGCGGTTCCTCTCCACCAAAACTCTGGATTAACAGGATTAAATCCGATTTGTATTAATTGGCGCTTTGGTGTTCTATTATCATCTGGGTCTACAGGAAATCCTGTGATATTTAATCTTGGACGGAATTGTGTTCTAGAATAAATTCCTGTAAGTATTCCGTTAATATACAAATAAAGTACAGTTTGGTCTTGTCCGTTTTCGTCTAGAATAGTAAATGCTTCTGTACCAGTTTTACCTTGGGCAGCATTATATTGCGGTCCTACTAGTACTACATCGGCACCGTCGAAAAAGTAAAGTTTGTTATTTAAGCTATCAATCCAAAGATCGCCTGCAACCAAGTTAGGTCTTGTCTGACTAATTACAGCACCGGATGCAGAACGAAATGTTTCGCCTGTGTAGATTTTTAAGCGTTCTTCAGCAGTGTCGTACCAAAGTTGTCCTACTAATGGAGAACCTGGAGCACTTGTTTTAGCAAAATTTTCTAACAGTTTGATAAAGTTTTCGTTTAATACTTCACCAAACCCTTTGTAATTTCTTCCGACTAATGTTATGTCTGTACTAGTAGTGTCTATTTGACCATCTACTAGTTCTACTAACAGCTCTCCGTTGGTTTTATTAATTTGATAGCTCATTACTGTTCTCTTCCGGCATAAATTATATAATTTAGTGTTACAGTAGGCGGCATAATATTAAATGGTTGTCCTACTGGGTTGCTACTAAGAATATCACCACTGTTAGGCAATTGTTGCGCTAATCCTGTTGCTGTTGGTCCATCAGTAGAACTTACATTAGGATCTCCTGTCGGGTCGGATCTGTCTTGTACAGCATAAAATTGGTTATTATCGTCGTCTCTCAAATCGTGTTTGTGTTCAGGCAGATTAGTTATATCAATAATTTTTTCTTCGCTACCGTCTAATGCACCTATAATATCTGCAGAGCTTGCTGTTACTATGTTTGCACTTGTTCCACCAATATTATCTGCACCTAGTGGTAATCTACCTCTCATATCAGGGACAGCAAAGAATCCAGGGATAACTTGAGATTCAGGTTTAAATTTAAATCTAATAACAGCAAATAGTTCTTTGTAGTCTTCCCTATCTAATTCTTGACCATTACACAGTACCCAACCAACAGGAGCACTATCTCCTGCATAGGGCATCATAACACCGGGTGGATTAATCGGTACTGTTTTGAGAAGATTTTCTCTTGTTACTTTTTTAATGCCTGGAGCAGAGCCTGCGATTTGGTTAACTAATACCTCGTCATCTGAAGCTACATCTGTAATTTCTGTCTTGTCGGCAACAAAGCTGTTAGAAATTTCAGTTCTAAATTTTTTCTGTAGCGGTTGTTCACCTTGTGGTAATCCATCGCCATTATTAAAATTAGGATCCTGAAACTGTCCGTCAAACTCTACAGGAACAACTGTAGTAACATCACCTTCCATAATAAATGTTGTACGTGATGTGAGTTTATCTGATTCTGTGCTTCGACCTGTGATAGTTCCACTTACATTACCTACTACGTTACCTGTAAATGTCGTAGCATAAATGTTTCTATATTTGTTTGCAACTGTGCCAATGTCTCTAATGTTGTTGTCGTCAGGAACAACATTTGCAGTAGTAATAAGACCAGTAAAGTTCGAATCGCCACCTACATTTAAATTTTGTCTAATACCTGCGCCGCCACGAACTTGTAATGCGCCATTGTTAATAGTAGTACTCTGCGACGTACCATTTACTAAAACACTATCACTAGCCTGAATGTTTCCAACAACATCTAATGCTTGGTCAGGTGCTTCTGTGTTTACACCTACACGCAGATTTGAATCAACTCGTATAACTGTTCTAGTTATGTTATTATTTCTAACACGAAAATCGATGTTTGAACCGCCGATATTATGTTGGATAATACCAGCATTACCTTCTACACCAATTGTTAATTCGCCATTAATGCCGTAGTTAATACCTTGGTTGTTTTGAACATTGATCGGAAAACCTGTAGTACTAGTTACATCTCCTCTAAGGAAATTGCCTGCAGGAACATTTTGATTTGAAACAATTAAGTTTTCTGCCTTTTCAGCAGTACCAAAGAATTTAAAATTACTCTGTCCGTCTGCATCGGTGTCTCTGTTAATAAGATTAAGACCTGGATTAATTTGTGCAAACCCTGCAATAGTAGACTTAGGAATAAAAGGAACATCAGCACCGGACATGATTGCAACAGTAGTGCCACCAACTTCTATTCTAAGCACATTATAAAGCTGATTGTCTTGACCAACAATTTGATCTGGATTGGCACCTGTTGAAAGTCCTTCACTAAACTGCGGACCTACTAGAATCCAACCACCACCTGTAAACAAATACAGTTGCTGATTGTCGGTGTCTACCCATAAATCGCCCGTTTGTGCAATTGCAGGTGTGTTAATGCTTTTATTAATACCGCTTGCTGGAACCCAATTTGTTCCATTATAAACTTTAAGTGTTTCTACACCCAGTGTACTATCATACCAGATTTGTCCTTCAACCGGAGTAGACGGTTCGACAGTTGATGCAAAATTTTCTAAAAGATGCAGAAAGTTTTCTGCAATAACAGCACCATATGCAGTACTGTTTCTTCCAGGAATTCTAAGGCTAGTTTCCGTATTAATAGTACGGTCTTCTACTGTAATTGTGCCTTTGTTTGCAACATCTGTGTAACTAATTGTATAACTCATTTAATTACCCCTCGTTGAAGCCAGTTAAGCTTTGTATTCTTACAGTATAGTCGATTTGAATTAGTCTGTTTAAGCTCTTTTGAATCGGATGAAAAATAACATGAGTAAGAAGTCTGCCGGTGCCTGCAGGATCATAGCTACGCAGCCCAAGTTCGTCAAATACATATAAGCTTTCAGTTCCAGATGCAGTGTCAAAGGCTTCTTGACCGTCTGGTTCACCGTAATCAAGCAAACATGTAACTACAATGTCTGTATAGTTAGTGCCACTTATGTGTCTAGTTTCTATCTTGTTACGTGCAGGATCAATGTTATTAACACTTCTGTCATCAACCACCTTGGTAAATGTCTGATTATACAAACTTGCATTTGTTCCTGTTGAGTTTGGTGTTAGGTAGGTAATAATACCTGTTGGGTCAACACTTGTACCCCCGTTACCAAAGCTCATTTCATGCACCCATCCTTCGCCTGCATTACTCAAGCTTTCAGCTAAAGCAATACTCATGTTTTCATAATGGATAGCATTTCTTTTATTAAGAAGAACTTCACCCGAACTAGGGTCATGTATTTTAACATGTCCTTCTAGTAAAACTCCCTGTCTATCATGTAAATTTTCAGCCATTTTTAATTCCTGTCAATGTATTTATCGCGGTAAATCAATTGTCTTTGCGCGAAGGAAAGTTGCTATTTCGGTTTGCGATTTTCCTAGTGGTTTTCCAACTTCGTTCCAGATTTCACCTTGTCTTCTAATTATAGTTAGCGTAGTATTAGGTTCGGGAGGATAAGTCAGGCGCACATACGCTCCAACATTTTTATTCACAGCAAATTCTGCCTGCAACCATTCGTCTCCATCTGGACTAAATTGTCCTAGTGACGGATTATAAACTTTTATTGGATTCTTGCGCAACCTTGTTCCGTTAGCAAACACTTCAATATCTTGTGCTTCCCAATATT